GGCTAGGATGGTGGCAGGCTCACTTCCCAGGCTCACGCCCGGTCCCGCTAAAATGCGAGCTGACCAGCACCAAAGGCTACGGGATAGGCGTGCTGTTCGCCACGCCCGACTGGCCGGTTGTGTAATATCGGCATATACTGTAACAAACACACAAAGGAGAAAGTAAAATGGACGATAGATTGAAAGAAACCGGCCGCAGCGCGTATGCGGCTATCGAGGAAATGGTTGACGCGCTCAACGTCGACTATGATCGGCTTATGGAGCTTCGAGAGGAGCGCCAAGCGTTGCTCGACATGATTGCGGACGCTGAATCGCACGAGAAAGCCGACGCGCGCGCCGAGCTTGCCCAGTGGGACGAAGAGAACAAAGACGAACTGGACGAACTAAGCGCCGACGCCGGAGAGTGTGTAAGCTTGGAAGAGGCGCAAACGCGAATCCAGGAAGACGCGCTATTAATCGAAGTCCGCAGCGGGTGGTGCGCGCTGGGCGACACGCTAGAGGCGGGGGAATTTAGCATTCTGATAGCCACGGGAGGACCGGCCGTGTGGATTCGCGGCGAGCTAGACGACAACCGCGAGCCTTCCCGCGCATGGTTAGAGGTTCAGGACTGGGGGACGCCTTGGACGCGCTACTATGACGCCTCGCAAGAGGTGCTGCTCGCCTATGCGCGTTGTTTCTGTTTCGGAGAGTAAACGTGACAACATACAAGCCAATGCCGATAGCCGTGGCGCTACGCCAGCGCCGCAAGCAGCTACGGCTGTCACAAGCCGTAGTAGCAGAGAAGGCCGGTTACAACGCCAATGCCATATGGGCGTGGGAAACCGGTTACTGTAAACCGTCAATCCCGCGCCTAGTGGACTGGTGCGGGGCTCTGGGGCTCGAACTAACAGTAAAGGTGAAAGATGGATAACCCCCGCGAAATCTTGAGCGACTCACTCGTGAAGCAAGTCTCCCGCTTGCGGGCAGACTTGGAAGCAGAACGCGCTTGGAAACGAGCGAACATCATCATCGCAGAGCAACTGGTCGACATTACGAAAGAGCTAAACGAGCTAAAGCTAAAGTATTACGATGCCGAACGACGCTTGCGGCTTAAAGACGAATTGATTCGCAAGCTCACGAACGAGGCAACGCAATGATCGACCTGGAAATGGACACGCGGGCGCTAGAGGCCCTGCTAGACTATCTGGCGCTACAGCCCCGGCCGGGGCTTGTAGACGAAGCCTATATGGCCCTACGCGAGGCGCATGACAACGCCGCGGAGGATTACTGGATAGGAGTGTGGAATGGAAACTGAATATTTCTTCGACGAATTGCAAATCCTGCCCGGCGCATGTCTGTTCGCGTCCGGCACGGCAACCGTCGCCTATGAGATAGGCGAGCCCGAGCCTGATGTCGGAATCATGTCGCGCTACGTTGAGGCTATCGAGGTGCTGTCGATTGAACTGGACCCTTACGAATTTGACGATAAGGGCGTGGTGCTGGCCAAATCCGATCCGCTCTACGGTCTGATAGAGGCGGCGTTGCACAAGGGCGATAGACTCCGCGAGCATTGTATCCAAGACCAGGAGGCGTGGTGATGAGTAACGACATTGTAGAGCGGCTGCTAATTTGCGCGAAATACGATCCTTATCAAAAGGAAGCAGCCGACGAAATCACCCGACTCCGCGCCGAACTCGCCGCCGCCAACGCACGCGAGCAGGAAGCGGCGAAGGCGCTGCAGGAGCATGTATTCCGCGCATTCCAAGAGGGATTCAACTCATCACTAAGTTACATGGGCGCATACGACATGGCAGACGCTTGGGAAATGTCTGACGCCAAAGCTCGCATCGACACCTTTCTGAAAGGAGGCGGGGGTGAGTGACGAACTTCGCGGCGTCAGCTACTACATGCGCAAAGCCTATGACGCAGAGATAGAGCTAACCGCCGCCCGCGCCGAACTCGCCGCCGCCCGAGAGTTGCTGCGGGAGGCGCGGCCGCGCTGTGACGTTCCTTCGTTCTTGAATGATGACTTGTGCGCCCGCATCGACGCCGCGCTGAAAGGAGGGGAGGATGCGCAAACCTAAAGCAACCAGCTACAGAGAACTCGCAAAGGAGATTGCCGAAGACAGCATCGTGACGCACGCATTGTCTCGGCTGATCGAGCAGATTGTCGCGGAGGTTCATATGGTCAAGAAGAAAGAGATTGACGAATTGCGTTCCACACTAAAAGCCGCGCGCCCATACGTCGAGCAAGTGCAAAACTCGAAGCACGAAGCCGCCGCGCGAGACGCATTTGAACTGGCGAATCGCATCGACGCGCTTGTGAAGGGAGACGGGGATGAGTGACGTTGACCGTAAGTTTTCCAATGGGAGCGATTGGGATAACTCGATTGATTGGGACGATGCGTCGGACGGGTCCCAAGGCGGCTATGACCGACACGGCAACTTCATCACTGCCAATGCGATGATGGAGATTGTGAAGCTGCGCGTAGAGGTGGACAAAGCCCTCACCGACCTTGCCGCAGCCCGCGCCGAACTCGTTGCCGCCAAAGCACGAATAGCGGAAGGCGAGCGTGAGTTTCAACGATACATCAGAGAACTCGACAAATGCACCGAGCGTGCCGAAGCAGCCGAAGCGCGCGAGCGGGAGGCGGCGGAGTTGCTGAAGGAGGCGCGCGAATATGTGCGCGAGGTTGCGGCTGTCACGCTGGATGAGGAGGATTGCGAATGGCTCGCCCGCATCGACGCTTTTCTGAAAGGAGACGGGGATGAGTGACAACCAATATACAGTCGTTTTCGACGGCGGCATTCGCGAGATCGTTTTGCGGGAGCTTCTGCTTAAAATTCGCAACGACTATTCGGCGGCGCTGATGCCGGAAGACATTGCCAATATCGACGCGGCACTTAAAGGAAATGAATGATGGGAAAAATGAAAGTGCTTTGGGAAGAACTATCGAACCTGCGCGATGTTGTGCGCTTGCTGTCAGACGACGCCTTGCAGCTTATGCTAGACGCCGACGCGGACCCATACCGCGGCGCAGTCATACAGGCTGAGATACAGCGCCGGGAAGAGGAGAGCGCCCGTGTGGAAGGTCACGCCTAGTCAAGTCACCTGGAATGTAGAGAGCCGGTCTATCACTATCCACGGCCTTAATGGCAAGCCGTGGGCGCGCATCCACCTGCCCTTGGCCGATGATCGCGCCATCATAACGGCCGGCTATGCCCTAAACTTTGCAACGAAAGAGCCCGAAAATGCGAGACGAAACGCCGCCCACCATCCACGCAGAACGGATGGAGCAACAACGCCAGATTCGGAAGATGGTAGAAGAGGCCGCAAAGGCGCTTCACACGACGCCCGACGCCCTGATCTGTCACGACCGAACGTCGTGGAAAGTGTCAGTGCGAGACGAGATAATGTGGCGCGCCAGGCGGGAGCTAAAAGCAAGCTATCCGACGATAGCGGGCGTCTTCCGGTACAATCACACGGCGGTCATGGCGGCGGTGAGGCGATATGAAAGACGTTGACATCCTGGCCGTCGCGGTCATCGTAGTCCTGGAACTGATATTCGGGGTGAAATAATGAGCTACTGGGAAACGCAATTAGATGGCTATGGGGCGCTTGTGCCCGACATGCCTCGCAACGAGCCCTGCTATGAAGTGAATAAGCCGCTCTGGGCCGTGTTCCGCCGCACCAACCCGCACGCGACTGAGCATCCGATCATGACCGAGCAAGAAATCGTCCGGCGCTTGGACTGTCTTTATATGTCCGACGGCACTTGCAACGTCGGCTGAGACGCGCTAAAAAGATGGCGTCCATTCCTTCCCCGACTAGGGCCGGCGCAAGCCGGCCTTTTCTTTTTAGGATGGCGTTTCTCCGAACCCGAGCCCCGCCAATAGCTCTTGCGCCGACTCATGCGCCGCGCAGAGGCGATCTATAACCGCCTCCGGGCACTCATCATCACCTGGCGTCGCCGCCCAGTCTAAATAGTCGTCGACTGACTCGGTTAGCTCTGCCAGCGTCTCTAGGACGTGCTTATACAGATCGATTGATTGGGTAGACATTATCTTTCGGCGCTCCTTCTCCGCTTATCCTAGCCCACTCCCGGCGGATGTCAGAATTAGACCATTCCGCCAGCTCCGGCCGCACGAAACAATGCCGTTTAGTTGGATAATCTTTGGAGTAGATCAGTCCCTTGTCGATCCAACCAGCTTCCTTCAACGCATGAAAAAACGCCGGCTGCACGATGCGTAGGTTATTCCCCGCGCGGTCATTCAATTCTTTCAGAACTTTGTGCCACGGGCCACCGATAATATCTCTATCAAACGGCGCGACGCGCTCTTCTATCTCATGGTAGACGTAGCTCTCCGCCTGGCTCATGCCAGTATAAACCAGCTTGCGCTTGTAGTCTGTCATCATCGGCGGCTGTTTCGGGTTGAACATCGACACGTCACGGGCGTAGAGCCACTGCGCTACAGCTTGGAAACCTCCAGCTTTATACCAGTCCCACATATCTGCGGCTGCATGTTCGCTCATGCGCGCGGCGGTGGACCATATACAGAACCAGCGCCGATCATCTGAATCAAGCGTAATAGGTGTGTCTTCGTTCGTAAACGCGACCACAAGCAGCCGATTCGGCATTTCGTAAGGATGCAGACTCTTGCGATTGACGGTCAGCATCTCCGGCGGCGCGGCGATGATGGGTTTCAGCTTGTTCGCCATCGCCCGGCGGTCGCGCGCCTCGGGCTCTTTCAATTCATTAAGGATGATTACTTCGCTCTGATAGTGATACCCCCAGTCCGAGACGATCTTATCGCCATCGATTATCTTAACATTTTGTAAACTGTCGCCCGACACGGCCCAAAAGAACGGAGCCCACATAGTATCCTTGCCGGAACCGCCGTGGCCGCCGTGCAGCACGGCATGGTTAATTTTAATCTTCGGATTCTTCAGCTTGAACGCCATAACGTCCCAGACGTGCGCAAGCTCTTCCCCGTTAGGAACCAACTTGCGGCAGTGGTCAATCCACCGTTGCGGATCGCCGCCGGCGGTTATTGCGGGGCGGAAGTTACGCCAGACATTGCCGTAAACGAGCCCGTCCTTATGCACTTGCCAGTCGTCGCCGGCGGCGTAGGTCATGCCGTGCAAGGCGTAGCCGTTGCGTTCCTCGCGGAACATATCGAACCACACGGACGCCTCTAGCCGGCGTTTCTTGCCGTCGGCGGCCTGCGCGTAGCAGTCGACGTGACGATAGAGCGCGTTGAAGGCTTTGCGGCTCAGTTCCGAACAAGTCTCGCGGTCGAAATAGGCGTCGTCAGTAGCGACGTAAGCGAACCGCGCGTGCCAGCCGTCGCGCGTCTCGCGCCCAGCCTGCTTGCGCTCTACGGCTGCGATCTGCGGCGTCACGACATCAGGGAATGCCTCCGTCGGTTCGGGCGGCTGCATCTCGGTCAGCATGTCGGAGAGGATGTCGTCGCGCAGTCCTGGACGGCGACGCGGCCCACCCTGTTCACCCACCCACTCAAGAAAGGCTTCGCTGGTCAGATGTTCGCAATGGCCGTGAAAACAGAAGAACGCGCGGGACTGCGGCATATACCGCGCCTCGCCTTGACCGTCCGTATGCGCGGCGTGATTCGGGCATACAACGCCCATCCAGCCTTCGTGATTTACGCGGGACGTAATAAGGTTGTTCTCATTCAGCCACGCCACGACATCATCTTTGCCGCTGTCCGTAAGCCGTATGTGATGCGTATTCGTCTCGACAGGCTCCAGCGTGACGCCGAACGCTTCGACGATCTGTGCGACGGTAAACTCGCGGGAAGGATCGAACGTCACTTCGCGGCACACGAAGTCCTCGCGGCCGGGCTTGCGATTTACCGACCCTGGAAGGCGACAGTTGCGCACGGGGTTGGTAGCGCCAGGATCGGTGTAGCCGGCCTTAGCGAGCGCGGTCAGAAGTGAACAGTGTTCGTCTACGGTAGGCTGGTCGCTGTAAGCGTACCAGTATTGGAAATTGCCGGGGCTTGTCTCAACGATAGCGGTGGGCGCGAGCGGCGGCTCTTTGGACTTGGTGCCGATGTCATCCAGCATCAGGAAAAGAGTGTGCGTGCAATGGTTCCTGGATGCAGATGGCTGGCCATCCTCAAACCGCTCGCGGATGAAGGATCCCGTATTCAGAAACCAAGACTCGCCCGCGCGGCGCTTGTGCTTGGGATAATACGCCGGCCAAGTGTAGCGCGGCGAGCCATCCAGATACGTGCGGCCGGTAGCGATTTGCTGCACGATGAGCGCCGTCTCGCCCTCGGGCGCAAGCTGTGTGAAGTATTCAAAGAGTGTCATTTCATAGCCCCGTGGGAGAAATATTGTTTTTCTGCTTTTAATCTTGCTTCTGCGGCGGCTTCTTTGGAGTCAAACAGGCCAAGATGTATCTGTCTATAACTATCAAATATATACGCTCGCCATTTGTTTCGCTGAGAGTGCCACGCCACACCCTTATACCCACTGGTGTTGTGTTTGTGCTTTCGCACGTTTTGCATATTCTGTTTACGCGTAGCCTCCCGTAAATTTTCTATACGATTGTCCAACTTATCGCCGTTGATGTGGTCTAAATCGCCGCGAGGCCAAACAGCCCATACGTAAAGCCATGCTAATCGATGCGCCATGTATCGCTTCTTATCTATTGTTATGATACGATAGCCATGGTTTTGAACTGTACCCGCAAGTTCACCCGCACGATGACATCCATGACGACCAACAGCAACGCGCCGCGTAAAGTCACCGGATTTTTTGTCGTAAACAAATAACGCTGCCAATCGCTCGCGTGTAATCACCGCTACCCCTTTCCATACCGATCCATAATAGCTGCCTCAACATCCAGCGGCAGACCGGCGCACCATTCTGGAGGCGTACACATAATTTCTTCTAGTTTGTTTTTTGAGTCAATAGCTTTTTCTGCATCGCACTGCAACACGATTTCATCGTGGCAATGTAAAACAACTTCAAAGCCCAACACATCAAGACGGCGAAGAGCCTCACGTAAAAGGTCATGGGCGGTCGCCTGTGTGACGTTCTCGCAAGCCAGCCCACGCCAGAGACGCGCACGAGGCCAAGCCTTAGCGTCTGCCGCAGGCTTCCAAGCCGCCTTCGCATAGGTAATATCGCCGTTCTCTTCAAATCGCGCGAATGGGTAGCAAAGCACGCGACCGGAAGGCAGGCAATACCAAAGATGATTCTTATCCGCGACGTAAGAAATCTTACCGGCTGTGAACACGCGGCCCTTATTGCGAAGCGCACGGTTGTAAGCCTCTTCAAGATCATTCCAGAACGGCACAGCCCATGCGTTAGCGCGCCGCCAGGCGTCCACCATGCTCCGCGCCTGCGCCTCGGGCAGATGCACGCCATAGACGCGGCCCATGGCTGCGAACGCGCCTATACCGCCGCCGAAGCCGCACGCCAGCTCTTGGACCTTCCCAATCTGGCGCTGGTCCTTCGTGACAGCCTCATAGGTCGTGCGGAACGTCTCAGCGGCGTTGACCTTGTAAACGTCAAGCCCCTCGCGGAACTGTTTAAGCTTGGCGTCGCCGCGGCCTGAGAGCCACGGGTTGACGCGGCCTTCGATAGCGGACCAGTCAGCCACTACGAACGTCTTACCTTCCGCCGGTATCAAGGCGGGCCGAAGCATCCCACGCAATACGTCGGTGACTCGCCGCCCGTGGTGAGGCACGATGGCATGGCCATGAACCATTGCACGTCGCACGGCTTCCGGGTGCTCGGCGCACTTACGTGTGAAGTTGTGGACCTGAGCGCCATAGCTCGACGCTCTGCCCGTAGCTGATCCTCCGGCGAAAACAAAAGCGCCGCGCACACGATCATCGACCCCAGCCAGACGAGCCAGACGATCAAACTTAGCGACGCTGGAAGCCCATAGATCATCAGCGCATTGGATAACTTCTTTGACATCGGGGGGCACCTCTTCTGGATCGTCAAGCGCGAGCAGGTTGGCGCGCACGGTTTTGTCGGTTGAATACTTGCCGTCGCGCTCCATCAGTTTAAGCGCCTGCGGGCCTACGCGCTCCATCACCCACTTGCGCATACGCGGGCTGCGCACGCTAAGGACTTCGCCGTTCGTCACCTCGCGGACGGTCGACTCGATCTCAACGCGCTCATTCTCGGCGTATTGCACGGCGGCTAGGCATAGGTCGCGGTCGATACGCACGCCGCGGTCGTTAATGCGTTCGTTGACGTGGTAGTCAGCCAGCTCTTCGTCGGTCAGCTCGCGCAGCATCTTGCTGACGGCGCGCATAGTGCGCACGTCCTGCTCGCAATATTCGTAAAGCTCCGGCAACAGGTCTTGCCGGAACGGCGGCGTGCAGCACTTGCGCACGAGATACGGCCCGCGCGTGTCCTTACGCATGGCCGCGCCGGCGAACCGGCCAACGTCTTCTAGCGAGCCTGGCGCACAGTTCGCACGCGCCTGCGCGGCCGTGCAGTAGAACTGTTCCAGCGGTATCGGCATCTTCAGCACGTGCCAAAAGATCAGCCGCTCGAACGCCGCGTTGTGCGCCCGCACTTGGCCCTTGATCTCCGGCATCGGCTGACCGGGCGTCCAGGTCTGCACGTCGCCATCGTCATAGGCGTAGGACATGCACAGCACTTTAGTCGTGTGGTCCTGCGCGTAGTTGTAAACACCGCGCTCCCGCAAGTCGCATTCGCTTGCGGTTTCCATATCTACCCACGTTATCATGGGCTCAGACCTCAATTTCTTTTTTAAGTGTGTGCCCCGGCACGCGCCAAGATATTTCTGTGACGCCTTTATGTTGCGATATTTCCAAATGCAGATTTTCGTCTTTAGCCCCGCAAGTTTCACACTCAAAAAATATGCGCAACCAATTACGCCGCGTGGGGGCTAAAACAGCGGCGTCGTCCGTGATGACAACACGTTGGGGGGTTATGGATGTGGCGCGTATGGGTTTATCCTCACCCAAAGGGCGCGAAAAATCCATCATTCCAATGTGATGTAAGTTATCGCCGCCGCACAAAGGGCAACACAAAGACTTAGGCATTTTTACCTCCCTGACAAATAGCAGCCGATTTATACAGATGAGAACGGGGGCTTTCGCCCCCGCTTCATGTTACGCCCGCCGACGACGGCCAGTGTCACCCGCAGATGCGGATTCCTCCACCGGTTCGCCATCCATCGTCATCCAGTCGATGATCTCAAAGACAGGATAGAAGATGCGGCCGTAGGTCTTGTGCTGGTAAGTCGACGACCCCAACTTGCAGACCGCTACAGTAGCCGGCGACTGCGTATTGATGCGCTTCCCGACGTTTACCCCCAGCTCGGCCACGGCTCGCTTGCCGCCGGCTGAAGTCGTCGCAAAACGCGCCTCGATACCTTCGTCGTCACCACTGAGGCACTTCATGCTGAGCCCGAGCTGCTGCTCCCATCCGCGCTTCGCAGCAACGGGCGGGGCGTCGAGCTGGTCAACCGTGCGAGGCGCGGCCTTGTCGTAAGCAGAAAAGATACGCTCTGCGAGGACTTCGCCTTCACCCCACGCAACCCAACCCTTCACGAACGAAGCGGGGTTAACCGCCCAACGTCCATCGGGATCGATCAAGGTCTGGTCAGCGCCGTAAACCCAGTGGCCGGTTTTGTCCATCTTGATGATGACATTACCGCCCACACCGATTTCGTCGCCAAGGCTCATAAGTGCATCGCCAAGGTCAACATCCGCCGGAAGATTAGCGTTACCGAACTTCGTGATACCAGTCATTGTCTTTACCTTACGTTAGAGAAAGCACGGATAAGATCGTTTCCGTGTGTAAGCACCTCCGGCCTCGGATCGCTCTCCGGCGCGATGGTGTTACCTGTTGAGATGGCGACCGTCAGGTCTTTAGGAAGCTTGCCCGCAATCTTTTCGACTTGCGCGGGCGACTTCATCACCATCAAATCCGAATCATCCAATCCCATTTTTGTGAGAGCCGCTCTTGCGGCGTCGGGATCGGCCCATTGTCTAGTTGCTCTCTTAGGGACAAGCTTCCAGCCCGTGACCGGGGCGTTGCTCTCCAGCATCGTTTGCGCCATTTCACGAACGCTCTTAGCCCATTCTTCCGCAACCTGCGCAAACGCCAAAGCATGTCCAATCTTCTCCGGGTCAATAGCGGCGATCTTTGTAGACACCGCGCGCTCAAGCTGTCCAGTCACCTCGGGGCACACGGCCTTGGCCGGGCACCAACGGCAATGATCGCCCTGCTTCAGCGGCGCGTCGGGCTTAAACGAAGCTTGCACGGCGTCGAACAGCACGCGCTCGAACGCCTTCACGCGACCGGGCGTCGTAAGCCACCGGCTAACACGCGGCGGCTGCACGATAATCATTTCGATCTCAGTGACGCCTTCAAACGCCCAACGTGTTTCGGCGGTGCGCATAGCAGCAGCAGCGTAGAAGAGAAGCTGATCGTTCTCTTCAGCATCCACCGCCACCCCATCACCAAACTTCCAATCGAGTAGAATTGCACGATTGCCAATACGGCCAAGCAAGTCGCATGATCCGAATACGCCAGCAAGAAACCCTCCGAAATGCACCGTGACTTCGGTTTGAAACTCCATGCCGCGGTTAGGGTCGATCTCATTCAAAGAGTCGAGAGCAAATCTTAACTTTTCGTTGTTGTCAAACGAGTCGATGGTTTCGTCTAGAGACAGGATCGCGTGCATCGCATTGTGCAATCGCGTCCCTTCCTCGGCGTAACTGCTTGTGGGCTTTGGTGGAACCGTCTCGACAAGCGCCCGTGAGCCCGGACAATTGATAAGACGTTTGGCGGTCGAACCGCCGACTATTTTGCTGTGTGACATTACCGAACCTCTCTGATGATTTGCAGACTAGACAACCGCGCTGCGCTGTGCAACAAATATTTTTATGCTGGAGAAAGAAATCGAAGCTTACTTCGTCAAGTCCGTCAAATCACTTGGCGGAATTGCCTACAAGTTCAACAGCTTGTCGAACCGTGGTGTAAGCGACAGGATCGTGTGCTTGCCGAACGGCGAGACGTGGTTTGTAGAACTGAAACGCGACGGCGGCAAGCTGTCCGCGTTGCAAAAGCTGTTCGCAGAAGACATGCGGAAGCTGAACCAAAACTATGCTTGTCTGTGGAATAAAGAGAACGTAGACCGATGGACTTACGACCGTATCAACACGAAGCCGCCGACTTCCTCTTCAGCCGCGACCGCGCCATGATCCTCGCGCCAGTCGGTGCGGGCAAAACGGCGATCACGCTCACAGCCATGGCCGACATGACGCTGCGCGGGCATTGCGACCGTTGGCTTGTGCTTGCGCCCAAGCGTGTGTGCCTGTCTGTGTGGCCGGTAGAAGTGACGAAGTGGGCGTCGCATCTGTCCATCGCCGTCGCCGTTGGCACGCCCGCGCAACGCAAGAAAGCGTTTGAGTCGGACGCTGATATTGTTGTGACGAACTACGACAATATACCGTCGATCGATCCGAAAGACTTTGACGGCATCATCTTTGACGAATTGACGCGGCTAAAAAACCCGAGCGGCAAACGGTTTAAACATCTGATGAAGATATTGGACCAGTTCAAGATCAGATGGGGCTTGACCGGATCGTTTACGTCGAACGGATTAGAAGACGTATTCGGCCAGTGCAAGGTCATAGATCAGACGTTGCTTGGTCGCTCTAAAGGCGCGTTCTTGCAACAGTATTTCTACTGCACGAACCGCGAGTATAACGACTGGACGCCGCTCCCGAACGCGCTGCCCAAGGTCATGGACGCCATTAGACCGGCGACTTATGTGCTGGAGCCTGGCGAGTATAAGGACAAGCTGCCTCCGCTCCACGTCGTCGAGATGCGATGCGATCTAGAGGACCGCGCGCCTTACGAGGCGATGAAGAAAGACTTCGTGATCGAGGATATTGTGTCTGCGCCGACTGCGGCCGTCGTCACGCAAAAGCTGCAACAGCTCGCGTCTGGGTTTGCCTACGATAGCGCCGGCGCGCCACACTGGTTTGGTAGCCAAAAGTTCGACGTGCTTGACGACATCCTGACCGAAAACCAGCACGACAACACCATCGTCGTTTACAATTACAAGGAAGAACTGGCCGAACTTAAACGGCGCTATAAACTTACCACCATAGACGAAGATGGTGCCGTCGAGAACTGGAACGAAGGGCGAATACAGTTGCTTGCCATTCACCCCAAGAGCGCCGGTCACGGGCTCAATCTACAGTTTGGCGGCAACAAGATAGTTTTCCTGTCTGTGCCGTGGTCGCTGGAGCTTTACGAGCAGACCGTAGGACGGCTGCACCGCAGCGGGCAAAACCGCGATGTGTGGTGCTACGTTATCCTTTGTAACAAAACGATTGACGACCGCATCTTTGCGGCGTTACACGATAAACGGACTTTGGCTGAGCTGGCGCTGGAGGAACTGAAGTGAATTGGCCGGAACTTTGCGCGAAGCTTACACGCCTAACGGAACAAGAGATATCCGATCTCTTGGAGGACGAGCGCCATAACGCTCGGCGGTCTACGTTCATTATACGCCTGCACCAGCGTTTCACGACGCTGCGCATGTTGCGTGAGCGGGCCGATTTGTTGAGGGAAATAAATGACACCGCAAGAACTGCTAAAAATGGCCGGCGACATCGTGACGGAACGCGGGGCTAATTACGGGGGGATTGAGAACAATTTCCAGTTGATCGCCGATCTCGCGTCGCTGCGACTGGGCCGCGACTTTCACCCTTACGAGATCGCTATCATTCTGGCTTGTGTGAAGAACGCCCGCGCATTTGCGTCGCCGTCGCATCTGGACAGCCACGTTGACGCTGTGAACTATGAGCTGTTCGCCGCGACGTTTGCCGAAGACTACATGGCGTCAAAGAACGGCACGGAATATATCGAGTATCAGAAGAAGGCGAATCGTAAGCCCGCCAAGGCGACGAAGCCCGAGTAACCTACAGCGCCCTCGCTAAACGCGGGGGCGTTTGTCTAGCGCCTGGCGAAGTTCTTTGATCTCGTCGCGCAGCGCCTCTATCTCTTCTGTCAGGTCTTTTACGCGGCTCTCATAGCCGTCGATCAGTGCTTGGAAGTGCCGAGTTATGCCGTCCAGCTTGGCGGTTTCTGCGCCGATCTCCAGCGCGATTGCTTCCGCGGCAGCCTTGCGTCGGCCGAACAGAAAGCCCAACACACCCACGGGCGCAGACATAAGCGCACCATATTCTTTCAATGCTTCTAGGAACCGTTGGGCCTCTTCGCTCACGATCCATCCCCTATCCGGCAAGCGGCGCGCGTCTTCCCGTAATCTACCACAAGCTTGGCAACCTGACTATCTTTTGGCAACGCGCGCAGTTCTTTAGCCGCAAGCCGCTGCGTCTCCGCGTTGTAGGTCACAAGCGGGGGGCAGCCGCCGCCGGATGTCGTCTGGCACGCCGACAGGCTAAAAGCGGCCGCTATCCAGATCGCGTGCTGTGTCTTCAACGGTCTTTTCCTTAAGCATCTCTTCGGCACGCTTTGCGGCTACTTCGGCGTCCTTCCCCATCTGGTCAAGCCGCGCCTGTAGTTCGCCGTCGCGTTTAATGGTTTCGATCAACCAACGC